CCCCCCCTTAAAGCATACTATTACTTAAATAACAAGAAGTTATTTGCACCCATAGTACAAAGTGCTCTTTCTGATAAGAAGTTAACTGTCATAACATCTTTATCGCTAGTTGCAGCACCACCAGCAGAACCAGTGATCCAAGACTTATATCGTCTGTCTTCAGTTTCTGAAGCTCTGTATCTAACGTGTAAGAATGGTCTTCTAGCATTTCTTCCTAAAACTTGATCGTAAACATTAGTAGAACCAGCTGGTACTAAAACACCATCAATTGCTCCACCAACTAAACCACCTCTCATAGTAGGATCGTTTAGGTATTTCCAATCAGACTTATAGAAATCATATCCTCTTCTGAATCCAGAGAATCCAAGGTTAAGTGCCATTTCTTCGTCATTGTCAAACAATCCGTAAGAAGTACCACCAGCACCATAAGAGTTCTGAGCAGCTAACATATCGTCAATTGCAAAAGAAGTACCTCTGTTTAAGAATAATACATTCTCTTCAATTGCACCTTGCTTATCTAGTCTTTCAACGATATCGTCAAAATCAGCTAATGCAGCGATAGCTCCAGTCCAAATATTTCCTCTAGTCTCAATAGCAGAGAAAAGACCTTCTGAACCTACAAAGCCAGCCGCAGCACCACCGCCAGCAGCAGGTATTGCTTCAATCATAGCAGACTCAAGATAATCGTCAAAACGTAATCTTGTTTCGTGCTCTGCTTTTAAATACCAAAGGTATCCATCAGCCCCGTCTTCAGTTGTTACTTCAATCCATCCGATTTGTGCCATATCTGATCCATTAACCTCGTAAGTATCTTTTAAGATAATTGGGTTATTAGAAAGAATAGTATCGAAAGGCTCTAAAGAACCAGCCATTCCAGTAGTTCCTTTTTTGAACTCAGATCCGTAAATCCATACAGACACTTTTTCATTAGCATCCACACCTGTACCTACACCACTATATCCACCAGCATCGTAAAATGCAACAGTAAAAGTAGTAGCACTAACAGCAGTCACAATACCTTTGTTAGAAACGCCAGAGTATCCTGTGTTTCCTGATATCATAACAGTGTTTCCAATTCTAATCCCTATTTCTGAAGCATCAGAAGGATTAAAAACTTGGTTTGCTGGTATTAACGTATCACCTACTGTAAAAACTGCAGTAGTTGCAGCAGCAGCAGCTGGAGTGTTAACGTCTGTATATTTAATGTGTAGTCTTCCTTGTTCTGCCCATTTAATAAGGTCAGAGTTAGAAGGCATCTCAGCTCCCGTCATTCTTAGGAAACCAGAGATTGTTCTATTCCCATATCTTTCAAACTCTTTTTCGTAAGTGTCTGGAAGGTATTGGTTCAAGAAGTTAAAGTTAGCTAAATAATTTGTAGCACTTGGTACTCTAGTAGCACTAGGCTGCAAATCAAAGCCAGGTAAATTTAAACTCATTTTATTTGTTTTTTAATGTTTAACTTTTGTTTCTTGGTGACTTTATAGTCAATCCTCTTCTTGAGGATGGAGTTACAGCTTTAATTCTGAGTCCTGATTTACTAGTTGATTGAGGAGTTGTTCTCATTTCTAAATCCACATTTTTTGTTTTTTTAGCTTGTGAATTTAAAGCAGAAGAAACCCCTTGCTCATAAAAATAATTAGCAAATTTTTCAGGATTCATTGCCGCCGCCATAGCTCTGTGAAACCCCCTTATATCGGAAACCTCCCCGTTATCTCCTAAATATTTTCCAAAAACATTTAGTAAATTACTTTGAGACTTTTTCAATTCAGAAGCATCACCAGGAGAATAAACAAGATCTTTGTTGTCGATGTTGAACTTAAAACCTTTAAACTCTTCGTTAAACAATTCTTTTGTTTTTTGTTGGAATCTTTCAGCTCGTTCATTTAATTGTTGCTGATTGTTTTCCGACTCCTTGTTTTTATTTACTAAAGTATTATCTATTTTATTGTCTTTTTCTAATTTATCTCCCATTGACTCAACAGGAGTATTATATTTTAGTTTTTGATCATTAAAATAATTAATAGCTTTAGCAAGCTCTTTTTTCTTTGATATTGATCTTTTTTTAATTTCATCTTCACTATGGACATTATCGTCAATAGCGTATTTAGAATCAAGTAGATAAGAAATTTCATCTGAATCCAACCCTTCTTCTATTTCAGAATAATAATCTAATAATATTTTATCAGGGTCTTCCTTAGTATAATCTTTATTTAAATTAACATAATCTTCAAAACCTCTTCCAGTTTCTTTTTTGTAATTCATATAAGACCTTACATCATCAGGAAGTTCTTCAGTAGTATTTCTCTTTTCTATTAACTCATTAATAGAATTAACTTCCGATCCATATCTATCTTTAATAAATGAAAGAACTTTGTTTTCATCTAACTCAATGTTAGACTCAATATTTTCTGTTGAAACTTCAGCAGTTTCTTCTTTTTGTTCTGTTTGCTGCTCTTCGTGCTTTTGAAGTAATTCTTCTTCCACTTGCTGAACAGACTTTTGTGGAGTATCCTCCACAGCTTTTACTTTAATTTCCATTTGATTTGATTTTTTACAAAGTTAATAATTATATTTTATATATGAGGGCGTGGAGATTCTGCCAAAGGAACGCTTTCTCTAAAGCTTAAATCCTTTTTTGAACTCTTCACTAAACCACTTTTGTGGTATTTTGTTTTTTCTTTTACTTTTTTAACAGCATACCCCTTGGGACCTTTTGCTTTAAATGTTTTTTTCTTTACTTGTTTAGAGCCGTCTTTAGACTTATAGTATTTTACTTTTTCTTTTCCTAAAACAGGAGTACTTTTGCCATCAATGCCTATGTCGTAAATTTTCTTCTTTGCCATAATTTTATTTTATCTCGGTTCAAACTCTGCAAAATCAAAACCATCTAACGTATCTTCATTAGATTCAAAATCTACAGGAGCTAAATTTTCTTTTCGCTGTTGAATAAGTTTAGATTGTTGAGTATTTTGCTGGCTTATTCTATCAGACTTTGCTTTTTCTCTTTGATTTTCTCTTTCGTCAATTGCCTTTTCATCCATTCCTTTTAATTGCATTTGCAAATCAAATTCGTGATCCATTAATTGTTTTTTAAGATCAGCTTCATTTTTAAGCTTTTCAATTTCAAAAGCAGCTTCTGCCTGAGCAGTTTGCATTTTAATTTGACCCTCCATCTGAAGTTTTTGTTGTGCTGCTTGTGATGCCATTTCCTGAGATTGAAGTTGAGTTTGTGCCTGCATTTGTTGTTGTTGCATAGCAGCAGCTTGATCGGCTTCAGCTTTTTTCTTTCTTTTAAGCTTTAACAATTGATTAGCCATTTTTAAATTCTTCACCTCTCTTATATCAATAGCATCTTCTAAATTAATGTCATTTTTAGATAAAGCCATTTGAATATTAGATTCTAATTGAGCTTTTTGCTCTTCATCTGGAGCAACTTCTAAAAATATTCCAAAATCAAATATATACAAGTCTCTAATTTCATTAAGCTTGTCTACATTATATCTGCCAATTTGATTTATAAATTCTTCTTTAAATTCTGCATATTCTAATACATCGGATATTCTTAACGATATGTCTTCTGCTAATGTTCTGGTAAGATAAATACCAGCATCAAATATATGGCGAGTAGCTGTGTTAGAATTAAGAGCGGCAAGTTTTTGTAACCCAACTAAAGAATTAGAATCAGGAACGGTTGCATCTCTAGCTTCGTTTAATCCCGTTACGGCTCTAATCATATTTAAATAATGATTATAGTTTTGAATTAACGCTCCCATTTTTCTTTCGCCTGTGTTCCCTGTTAATGGTTGTATAGGCACTCTTCCTTGATTGTACTCTCCATCTTGAGTGTAACTTCTACCCACTACACTTCCTGTTTGAAAGTATAAACGTAAAGCGTCTTCTGGATTATAAGCTTGACCTGTTCCTAAATCTACCTCACTTAATCCATCTGCATCAATATAAACACCATCGGGCACCATTTTTGCAACTACTTGTTGTAGTTTTAAATGAGTGATTTGAATTTGATCAGCAAAAGGAATCATTCTTCTAACTAAAGATTCAATGTTTCCTTTATACATTCTAGGAGCACAAGCAATATAATTAGGTCTAGCATATTGAGAAGCTGATTTAGGTCTTATCATATTTCTAGCCAATTCCCATCTTAATAATATATTTGAACCAGTTACTAAAATACCCTCATACCAAACTTCAATTCTTTTTTCTATTCTTTCAAACCTACCCTCTTTCATCATTTCTTCAGGAGGATTAAAGTTTTCATCTTTTTCAATTATTTTTTCTGTGCCGTTATCTAATATTTTTTTCTTGTAAACAAACTTTTTGGTGGTCTTATAATTAAAATATAATAAAGTAGCAGTGTCTTTAGCAAATAAGCTGTTTTGATAAAATCTATCTGCATTATAATAGTCATACCATAATTGACTATACATTGATATTTCTTGCAAATCTGCTGGAGTTAAATTTGGGTTTATTTTAACCACCTCTGATACAGGAACTGTTTTTATTTCTCCCCAATAAAAACAATCCTTAAAATAAGGATCTTCAGTATAGCTATAAACCACATTCGCAGGATCAACATAATCTACCGTAATTCCTTGTCCAGGTAAAAATTGTTGTTTCATCATTCCTACACCTAGCACAGTCATATCATAATCTACTCTTTTTTTAATATCTAAATAATGATTGTCTTCTAATACTGTATTGATTGCTTCTTCTTGGGCTACTTCTATAGCAGGTTTGTACTTGAGTTGCATATGAAGTTCTAAATCTTCATTGTTTTCAGGAAGATCTTCTACACCACTTAAAAATGGATTCATTCCGAATGTTTCTTGGAAATCCGTGAATATCTGTTTATTAATCATATCATACTCTACTAAGCTTTGATATTCATTTCTGTTTTCCATAGAAAGAGCATCTTGAGAATACGCTTGTACACTAAAAAGACGATTAGCCATTCCATTAACTACGATATCTACAAACTTAGGCAAGATTGGAATTGGAGTCCAATCTAAATTTAAGTAAGATAAATCTCCATCAATTGCTAATTCATTTTTATATTTAGCAATAGATTGTTCTCCACGAGCATAGAGTCGTAAATGTGAGAATTTATTATATTGTTCATAATACCTGCACGAATTTGGTCCGTAACCTCCTCCGCTTTTAAACCATTCGTATTGAATTGCTTGACCTACCTTTAAACCATACTCTTCAGTTTCTTTTTCTGCGTCACTTGCAAACTGATTTGGAAAACTAGTATAGTTTACGTTTATGCTTAAATTATCTTTTCTCATTTGATTATTTCGCTTAAATGTCCTTTATTTGTGTATCTTGCAAAGTTAATGCTTATTTTTGACTCTTTTACAACGGGTTGGTATAGATGTTTTTGATTAGCCATTATAGCTAAACCCGAACTAATTGAAGCATCAAACTTAGTTCTTTTAGATATATCAAATCTAGCCCAATCTTCTAAAGTCCTTGTAAAATACATTGACCCCATTTCATCCATATCTCGCATATTTCCTTCTAAATCTAATCCTACATATTTTTCAATATACGCTTCAATAGCTGCTGCGTGGGCTTGCTTTACATCTTCACTGGTATTGGGTATACCTCCCAATTCTCTTTCGGTTACTGAAAGTTTGTTATATTTTTTATCAGGTCTATTCATACAATATCCTCTATACCCCCTGTTTTTAAAATGATATAAAAGTCTAGGCTTATTGTT